TCGTGCCAAACATGCGGAACACGCAACAGTTGAACAGGGTTTCGGCTATGGGGGCATTTTTGTTGGGATTGGTCAAATGTTCGCGCATCCATACAGTTGTTTTGTCTAGCTCCCTAAAAGGGTTCGTAAACTTGTACTGTTGGAAAATACTATCACTTGTCCAAGGTTTTGGATTACCCGCCGCCTTAGACAAATAGATAGAATGGCGCTCATTTATCCAATAAAAGAACTGCCCTTCGCCGTTCATGTTAGATCTTTACCGTTATAAGTTTTTCGGCAATGGCGAACTTAATGGTCGATGAGGCAACTGCCGCTGTAAATCCTGCGGCACGCATATCGGCAAGGGCCTTTTCAACCGTTGGTGCGGCAAGAGCAATTTTTAAGGCTTCGGCACGCGTGGTTCCGGCGCGACCTTCAAACTGCTTAAGCACTACGATTTTTGCTTCCTTGGGGATACGTGTGCGGGCACTTTCCTTTTTCTCTTTCGGAGCAGTTTTAGCGGCAGGTGCCGAAACTTTAACTTCAGTCATTTTGGTGTCTCCTTGTTTCCAAACCGTTGCGTTTTCCACAACATACTCATGCAGAAGCCCTGCGGTAATGCGCTTGTTCTGCGGTGCCTTTGAACTCAGGTTAAGAGTGTGCCAAATGGCTTCCAACTCGGCCTTTGTACAAAACTCGTCTAATTGGGTAACTTCGCTATACACAATGGTGCCTTTGTCGATCAAAGGGCACTCTTTCATGTCACGTAGCGTTTTGAACTTTAAAATGTGATAAGGCTTGCCCTGTGAAGCAGGGGGGCCTTCAGCAATCACGTAATACATATCTTGCGCCTTTCTATGGCAAGGTGGGTAGTGGAGCCAGTTTAACCACTGACTCCACCATTGCAAGTGTTAGATTACGCGGCTTGCGCGTACTCCAAAGCCTTTTCCATAGCGCGGCGCTTGACGTTGGCACCGTTGCCGAACCATGCGCTGTAGAGGCTACCGCCTTCACTGCTTGCGCGGCGCGGGTGGTCAACCACGTAGGTGACGGCATTGAGTGCGCCCCACCATGTGCCCTTGGCAGAAGCAAGGGTGCTTCCTGGACTTACTTCGTAAGCCTCGGCTACTGCCAATGCGGTACGTTTGAACTCGTCGCGTAACGGTGGCAACTCGTTCTGGTTGGCGGCTTTGCCACGTTCCAATAACGTATCCTTTTGGAACATTTCGGCTATGAAGTTATCAACATCCAGTGTTTTGGCACGTTTGGAAGCAAGGAACTCAGACTGCTCTTTGAACTGCGCCATGCGGGTGCTACTCAGGCCAAGGGCCTCCTCTGCGGCCTGCATAATTTCTTGATCAAACATTTGCAGGTGCAAAATGCGGAACTTGTTAGCCCCCGCATCGTTAAGGGCCAAGGTGAGCGTATTGTTACATACCACACGAATAGGCGTGAACATAACAGTCATAGCTTTGCCGACCTTGTGGCTATTGTTGAGCAAAAGGTAACCTTTTACCTCATCACCACCCGCAAGCTGGAAGCCGTCTTTTAACTTGGCAAGGCCCCAAATTTCTTGGCCTTCCTTTAGGCTACCTGCCGTTTCCATAAACATATCACCTGCTTCGGTGAACTTTTTAAAGAACGACATTACATCGCGGTTTTGGAAAGGGTTGTACCCTGTACCTGCATGGCTGAGTACCTTGTTATCGGTATCGCGCACTACAAAGAAGTTATCCTCAACAAGCATCATGTTGCTGTTAAGCTCGGGTGCGTACAAATTAGGTACAAACTTTTCAGCGGCAAAATAGGCAGGACGTTTGCTAACCGTCCAATCCAAGCCTGCGGCTACAAGCATTTGTTCAGGTGACATGTTGCTATCAACCTGAGTGCCAAGCCCATGCCAAGGAACTTCGCCTGCATAAGCCATAGTTTCAATAAGGTGCGCCATGATACTTTCTCCTATCAGTTGGCTAGTTGGTTAATGTAAAGTACGCTGCTCCGCAGCAATACGTGGTAGCTTTTCGTATACTTCCCACGGCATGTCAAGCCACGCCGTTTGGCCTTCTTCACTTAACACAACGCACGCCCGAACGTGGTCATTGTGCGATACAATACTGCTAATCGGAAAGCGGTACCCCGCAGGAAGTTGCTTTAACATATCGGGGTTAAGCATCCTGTTAAGGTTGTGTTTGATGGCAAGGTTGTTGGCCTTGATCAAACTCGCTTTGGTAAAATAGGCTATTTCAATTGACATGTAGTACTCCCGTTGCAGTAACCATAATGTGCCACGCGATGTTTTAAATGACAACTAATGCGGTATGGGGTAACCAGACGTGTACATCGGGTGGATTAGATGCAGGCCCTTCTTAGCACGAGTAAGCCCCACATAGAACACCCGTGTTTCATCTTCAGCATCAAACTCTGATTTGCGCCACATACTTTGAAACTTGCCACCACTATCAGTGGTCAACAGTACATTTTCAGCCTCGGCACCTTTACTGGCATGAATAGTGCTAATTGTTATCCGTGGTTTGCTATCAAGCGATTCACCTTTCTTGAAGCAAGCCTTGATGTAACGCCTATTTTCTTCACTGATACGACCTAAGCCTTCTTCCCACGGGAGCGTATGCAACAACCCATGATTGCTTAACAAATCACCAATGGTCAAGAACACATCATCCTTAACATTAGGCAACGTCTTATTTCCATACGCTACCTGCGTATTCATCGTCATAAACTTAAATGCTGTCCTAACATCTTTAGCTTGCATACGCTCCCCACTACGCAATGCCTCCCACACACGAATAGCCTGCAACATCTCAGGATCCACGCTACGGCTAGCATTAAATGTATAAAGGTGACCGCGCTGACGTACTTCTTGTTCTAATCTTATTGCACCCTTGCGCGTGCGGCTAAGCAAGAGCCATTGGCCTTGGTCCAAGTTTACTTCTTCGCTGTGGCGGTGCCACTGCACAGTGCCTTCTTCTGCACGTGGAGCAAACGGTTTATCACGGCGCAATGGTATGCGGCTGACAACACGTTGGCTGACCTCATGGTGGCGCAAAGGTATTCTGTAACTTTGGCCCAACACTTCTACGTTGCCTTCTAACGCAATGAACTGTTGTACATCGGCCCCTGCCCAACGGTAGATAGCTTGGTCATCATCGCCTGCGATGTATACATGCGGAACATTTACCGTAAGCTGACGCACCATCTCCCACTGTAGCGGGCTGAGGTCTTGGGCTTCATCTATCAATACCACTTCTAACCGTGGGCTTAGCTTCCGCAGTACAAACTGCTCAAGCAGGTCGGTAAAATCAAACAACTGCATTGTTTCTTTAAAGTGGCGCAACCCTCTATCCACATAATCAACACGTTGCCAATCAGTTTTTAGCGGAACGGTGCTAGCGTTGTAGATACCCTTGAGCGGCTTACGCAGAATACGTGCGATATTTATTATTTCTAAAAACTTATCGCCGTAACCAAAATCTAAATGTGGGCCATCGGTACTTTCACTGTTCAACACAAAACCACCGACCTTTAACCACTCAGCGGCTTCGGCATAACCATCTTTGGTCATCATTTGGTTTTGGGTAATACCCATTTGATGATACGCAAGGCTATGTAGCGTTTGGAAAAACGGTAACTGCTTTTCGCTCAGCCTAAAGCGCCCCATCGCACGCAACATTGCTTCGCGTGCGGCAACTTTCGTAAAAGCAAAATATCCAATACGTTCTGGTGCTACGCCTTGTTCAATGTGATACTCGACCAACGACAGTAACCGCGTTGTTTTGCCAGTTCCTGGAGGACCAAGTATGATGTTCATTAGATTACATCTTTAGGCACAAGCGGTGGCAAATCCAATGTTTCCATCTGCGTGGCAAAGAATGTTTGTGGCAAACTCCACACGTGAATACCCTTACCCTTCACACGCCAAAACATCTTTTCCGCTTTTAGATCAGTCAAGCGTAGCGTTATCTTGTTGCTAGTGTAATGCGTGAAGTTGTTTACTTGCAGATGTTTCCGTACGTCTTTGATTTGGAAATACACACGCTCATCAACCCATACAGCAATGCCTTGTAGTATCTCATCACGTGTATCACCCCGCGCACGGTCGCAACAAAAGCTCGCAAGCAAATCCTCAAACTCACCTTTAATGGTAGCATCTGGCGGCACTTCTACAACCGTTAAGTTGTCTAACAAAGATTGCATACGTGTTTGCCATGCACGTTGATTAACTGTGATAGGGAACTTATTGATTTGTGCAACGCACTCTTTTTGGAAAGCACTCTGCGTTACCAAACTTTCAGTACTCAACTCAACGCGCCTACCGTCAACATTCAATATCCATATAGGTGGGTCACCGTCTATTTTAGTTAAACTGCTAAGGTCATTGTTCAACTGTCCAGGACCAACGCCAAACTTGCGCGTCATGCACACAGCTTTATTGCAGAAGCTGGATATAGGTTGGTCTTCGCACTTGTAGAAGTAATCTTTTTTCTGCAACTGTTTGATAATGGCCCCTACTTCATTATGGCCTAGCGGTGGTTTCAAGTAATCTAGATTATATTTGGCAACTAACTGCTCCCAATGGTCACTATCTGACATACGGGCATACACACCAAGATTAAATAGCGCATTGTTCCTACTACCTTCACCAAAGCCCTGTGCGCATAGATGTTGCAAACAGGGTGGACCATTAGGTAATAGTTCGGTGCCTGTTTTCTTATTGTTGAACTTAAGCCCTAAAAACTTTTCCTTGCTCAGCCTACGTGTGAAGGCGTGCGTAAGGAACGCTTCTACACTCAGGCTTTGGGCACCTTCATCAAAAGCGTAGCGGGTGGTGTTATCCCCACCGAAATACGGCATGTTAAGGAAGTTGCCTGTATCGCCACGCTCAACAAGTAACTTGCTTTGCTTAGGAAAAATTTCACTACCTGCAAATCCTGTGATAGCGGCAACTTCATTCAACTTGCCCTGCACATCTTCTGCATCGATAGGTTCTTCAAAGAAGAAAAACACATGGGCACCGCCGCTCTTACTACGGCACACCACCGCAGGAATGTTCAGTGAGCCAAGTTTCTTTAACAGTGCCTTGTGATCTAAATCGTAGCTATCAATATCAATAGCACCCCAATGGCAATGGTTGTCGTCCATAATAGGAATAACGCCCAAGCCAACCTCACCCTCAAGGTGATTGACCCAATGGTCAAGCGTAGTTTCTTCCCGTAGGATTTTCGCAATACCCGTTTTCTTACCATCGTCACGACTTTTATTAACGCTAAATGTTCCGTGTGCCCTGTCATTACCTTTGAACAGAGCAAAAAACTGCTTTGCATGTTCTTGCATTACCACCCCCGTATGGTTGGCGGAGGCTATATGCCCCCGCCCAATCACCTAAATTAAAACGGTGAAGAACCATTATCTTCGGAGGACATATCAGGGTGTTCATCTTTAACCTTGACTTCACCCGCTGAAATGCTTTTGCTAAACTCAACACCCATACGGTAGAGGTCACTATCGTCACGATTTTCCAACACCAACTGGCGTTCACGTGCGATATCCCACCCAAACCAACTACCTTTATCGTTGCGCTCTTCAGTAGTTTTAAGGCGGTAAACCTGTGACATGATAGGCATTACAAACGGGCCGTTTGCACCTTTGCCCATGATGCTACGTGTAGTGGTCACCCAACTACGGCTTTTCTTAAGCTGTGTACTGCTCATGGTAATGAGGCAACGTTGCGCACCGTTTTCAGGGTGCAACAACAATACGAACCACTGCGCCGTTTTGCTGAGCAAGTTGCCATTAGGCAAGATATCCTGCCCACGGTCATCCTTGCGAGTTGTGTTTACAATAGGGTCGGTACCCATATAGCTCGCCACATAACCGCCGCCCTTTTCACGGGGCTTCCATTCAACAAAACGAGTATTAGTGTAACAAGGAACTACCAAAATACCTTCTTCACCACTGTAAACTTCGTTAGCCACAGTATTGTAGATCATTCCGGGTTCTGCGCCCTGCACATAAGCACCATCACGCTTATTCACCTGTGGGCTAAGTTGTGCCAGAATACGCAAAAACGGCACTGCCATATCTGCGGCAGTAACTTCTTGCATACCCAAGCCTGCAAACTCTTCAAAGCCTGATAGATCGCTTGCCGTAGCAAGTGCAGTGTTTTTGGTTTCCGCAACCGCAACTGATGTTTTAGCCATTACTTTCTCCTTACTTTGGCTTTTTTACCAATATATACACCAAACAAATCCATAGGAAGCGGTGCCCCCTTTTCAACTTGTTCCTTAACAAAAGCCTTGAGGGTCATTGGTTCAACCCACTGCTTCTGATTTACGCTATAACCACTGTCAGACAGCGTATTGACAAGTGCTTTAGCCTTAGCATCGTCGTTGCGCCCAAAGGTTGTGGAAACAACATTTTTAATGAGGTCACCAAACCTATTATCGCGCAACCAATCGAACGCACGCTCAGTTTCATCCTTTGGTATTGAGGCACTGTAAAACGTGCTTACAGTGATTTCACTACCGTCACCCATTTTTAATTGGCTTACGCCATGCTCTTCCATTGCGGAAGGCAGCTCTTCTTCAGCTATTTCACGTAACTGACGTGCAACATCTTTTTGCTCTTCTTCTAGTTGAGCTAGCCTTGCTTCCAAGGCAAGTTGCATCTTAACCAGTTTAGCAATGCGGCCTATAGCATCATCGCCTAGCTTGCTAAGTTCGTCAGCCGTTTGTTCAAAATCTAACATTCAGCCTCCTACTTTTGATACAGGTTGACATTTATCGGGTAATACCTTTGCTCCAAACGGTCCCATTTAAGTACCTTAAAACGACCATTGTTACTGACTGCCGCAAGTGCGCACGCTACCCCTATACAAACGGGGTCACCTGCAAGCATAAGGAAATCATTGTCATTGAACTTTGACAACTTTCGCTCCATACGCTTAACCAGTGGTCCTGATGATAAGGCAATTTGCTCCTTGGCAGGAACAAGTATGTCTAGGTCACCAAAGCCCAAAGCATCGGTAAGATCCCGCCCACGAACTTCTTGAGTGATGTAAACGGTCACGGCTTTCTCCCCATGCCCAACTACTATGGGCCATAGAAACTAGGATAGCAAGCACTTTGCTTAATAGGTCCAAATTTTAAAATGGAACACAACAAATTTATTTTTGCGCCACTATACAATATCTGACTATATCGCTATCTGACCACTTTTTCGCCCCCCGCGCACGCGTGCGAGGTTGTTTGTGTAGCATAGCCTTGGAAAAACCCGCCTAATAGTAAAGTTGTCCATGGGGTTGAACAGTGGTAATATAGTCACAGCCGTAAGAAAGGGCAGTGGTACATGTTACGTTACAAATTTAAGCATCAGCCGTATGCGCATCAATTAACGGCACTTGAACGTAGTTGGGAACGCCCCGAATACGCCCTGTTTTTAGAAATGGGAACAGGCAAAAGTAAGATCATTATTGATACAATAGCCATGCTCTACGATGAAGGTCGTATTGAAGGCGCTTTGATTGTAGCTCCCAAAGGCGTGTATAAAAATTGGGAGCAAAAAGAATTACCTGAGCATTTGCCCACGCATATTGATGCGCAAATCATTACATGGTCGCCTGAGCAAACTCAAAAGAAAAAGAAAGATCTTGAGCGAGCGTTCGAGCGCGACGAATCACTTAAATTGGTAGTTATGAACGTAGAAGCATTTAGTACCGAAAAAGGTTGCACTTTTGCAGAAACGTTTCTTAAATTGAAAAAAGTGCTTATGGCAGTAGATGAAAGCACAACAATCAAAAACCGCACTGCCAAACGAACCAAAAGCCTTGTGAAACTAGGCACCAAGGCAATCTATCGGCGTATTGCTACAGGGTCGCCCGTTACGCAAAGCCCGTTGGACCTGTACAGCCAGTGCGAGTTTCTTGATCCATGGGCCTTGGGCTATAACAGCTATTGGGCTTTCCAAAGCAGATACGCCCGTATGGTTAAACGTTCGCTTGGCACGCATAGTTTTAATCAAATTGTAGGCTATCAGAACCTTGATGAGCTAAGCAAAAAGATTGAAGAGTTTAGCTACCGTGTGCGTAAAGAAGATTGTTTAGATTTACCTGATAAAATTTATACCCGCCGCACGGTAGAGTTTACCGATGAGCAGGCCCGTATATATGCCCAAATGAAAAATCTAGCTTTGGCTGAGCTAGAAGGTCAGTTGGCAACGGCCCCTAATGTGCTCACCCAAATACTGCGGCTCCAACAAGTGTGTAGCGGTTTTGTGCGTATGGATGATGGCACCACAAAACGGTTTCCAACCAATAAACTGAACGAGCTAAAAGCTACGTTAGAAGAAGTCGATGGTAAGGTAATCATATGGGCTACATTTACCAATGATCTGTTGGAAATTGAAAAGATGCTCAAAGAAGAATACGGTAATGATTCAGTGGCCCTGTACTACGGTGATACTGATGTAGAGCAGCGCCAACAAACAGTGAAAAACTTTCAAAACGTTGCCCATCCACTGAGGTTTTTTGTTGGGCAACCCCGTACGGGCGGCTACGGATTAACGTTGACACTAGCCAAAACTGTGATCTACTACAGTAACAACTACGACCTTGAAATAAGGTTGCAAAGCGAAGACCGTGCGCACCGCATTGGGCAGAAAAACAACGTTACCTACGTAGATATCATTACGGAAAATACCGTAGAAGAAAAAATATTAAAGGCACTGCGCAACAAGATTAACCTTGCTACGCAAGTGCTGAACGAAGATTACAAACAGTGGATTGTTTAGCCGACCATCTTAAAAGCAGCTTCTTCTACTTCGGCTACACGCTTGTTCCACCCCCTGCCAAATGTATTCCACGTTGGCAATGATTGAAGAAATGCTAACCGTTTTTCACACACAGCGGTAGCAAGTTCGCGTGGGTGTTGTTGTGCAACTGCGGCTAATGTCGCTGGTCCGATAGCGCCATCTTGAGCAACACCACAAGCGGCCTGTAAAAACTTGACGGCACGGCTAACACCACTATTAACAGCAAGATCAAACACAGAATAGTCAACACCTGTCGGTAGATCATCTCCACGGACACGGTCCCAGTAGTTTTTCTTGTAGAGCGGCGCGACATCTGTTGGCCCCAACGCTCGCATTGCTGCTTCGTCTACCGTATGACCAACCCATTCTTCCCAAACTTTTTTGGTAACGCCGAGGTTAGTCATGCCTCCTGGATCTTTTGGGTTATTAACATAACCGCCTTCGTGTTTAAGCACCAAGGCCAAGCATTGTTCAAAATTATCTTTCATTATTGCGCACTACGGTTGCTGATTGCTGTACCTAATGGATCATTAGGAAACAGTGATGGATAATCGACCCTGCCTGCTCCACCTTGTGGAGCTGGTGCAGCAGGTGCGGGCTGATTGAATGGGTTACTTGGGCTAGGGTCAGAGTCAGGGAATGTAACAGTAACATTCGGTGTAGCCTTTTGCGGAAGCGGCTCATTCAAAAACGGTGGAAGTGAATTTATATCACTAGGCCCTGTAGGGGTACGAGTTGCGCCTTGTGGCAAGAAAAGTTCCTTGGGTATTGGAACATCTTCAACAGGCCGCTCTTCTTCGTAAGGCTTGCCGTCTGGTTGTAGACCAACACTTAGCATCCAAGCCTTCATGCGGTTAGCTTGTTTTTGCGTAGGCATACCATCGCCTGCAGAACGTTCTGCAAGGTCACGGGCCAAAGTGCTATCAACAAGAACTTCACTCATAACTTTGTTGTAGGCTGCACGTTGACGCGTGCTAAGAAGTTTACCGCCAAAAGCCAGAGCTAAGTAACTTTCTTTTACCTGACCACGCCCTGCTGCGGCAACGGCGTTCGCTAAACTTGCAGCAGTGATACCCGTGTATTTTGCAAACTTTTCCAATCCGCTCATAGCTTCTAAAGGCATACCATCCAAACCTTCTTGCGCGTAAAGCGCGAGACCCATGCCCTTAGCCGTAGTCATCATGCGGTTATAGTGCTCATCGCCCATTGCCATTCTTAATGAGCGTTCATGAGTTTTTGCAAACTCCATAAACTTTCCTGGATCACGAATATCATTCGTTTCAAACGCACGCGTCCACACAGCACGTTTAATAGCTTCTGTTAAATTAGGATCTTCTGCCTGTGAGGCGCGATCCGTAATTGTTTTCATCATTTTAGGATCTTTAATCGCCGCATCAATAAATTCTTCAGGCGAGTACGTTCCGTCCGTAATATTGTTTAACAAACGGTTAGCTTTATCGCGACCAATGGCTGCGGCTCTATCTTTAAGTTGGGCAGAGCGCATTCCAAACAATTTGGAAAGGTTTTGAATATTTTCCAATTCATCTTTTAAACCCAACGTATCCAATACTTCACGATTTTGGTTAAGAAACGTTTGCAGTTTAGTTGGATCAACTGTACCTTCATAAGGGCCTGATTTACCAATAACCCGTTCACGTGCTCCATCTAAAATAACGTTGCGCATGGAATTTACCGCTTCAGGTTTATCACGGTACAAATTCATAAAGTCTTTTGCGTTTTCAACGTTACGAGTAAACGCATCGGCTACAGCTTCATCACTTGTTAGGTAACGAACATCTCCTGGACGTGAAGCAGGGCTTGGCGTTGTAACCTCATAGGCTACACCCCGCTCAAAGGGCTTAGCGTATTCATCTGCGTAACGGGTCTTGAACGTATTCCAATTTTTGTTGGTGCCGTAAAACATATTGCCGAATTGATCAAGATCTTCTTTGAACTTGGTTAAATTGACAATATCGCTAGATTGCTTGTTAGCAATAGCCGCAGAAAGTTCATCAGAAACTTTATCGCGATAACGTTTCCAAGTTTGGAAGTTAATCACGTTATCTTCTGATGTTGCAAAGTCACGAATGACCTTGGGCAAATAACGGTCAGTATCGTTATCAAGAAAATACTTATCCCGAACCATTTTCTTAACGGGGTTCATTAAAGTTCCGGGATTGGCTTCGTTAATGCCAATTTCATCTGCAAACGCATCTAGCTCTTTTTTCTTTGCTTCTTTAGCATCAATAAGGGCTTTACGGATAATAGCCCCTTCTTCTGCACGGTTACGCGCCATTGGCAAACGAGCAGCAACGTTTTCACCATAAGTGCTAAGCTCTTCCAACCCAATTTGTTGAAGTTGGGCTTCTGTTTCCGCAGATGACTGCAACTGCTTTACTACAGCAGTAGGGGCAGATGTATCTACAAGATTAGCATCGTTAGAATAGTTAATGATCCGTGAAACATTGCCCTCGGTGCGTTCACGAAAAGCGCGTGCTTTATCGCCTGCGGCACTTCGCTGAGCAGCTTCTTGAGCAACACGCAAACTAGGATCTTGCGTCATTTCAGCAGGGCTTAACTCAAGCGAGTAGCCTGCTTCCCTAAATTGGTTCATTATATCTTCGGCTTCTTGTAGGCGGCCTGCTTTGCGTGCCTCTTTAAAAGCCTTAAGCATTTCGTTACCAATTTCAGTTTCAGCTTCGCGGCGCATATTAGCCTCACCAGCTGAACCCGGAATCATTCGGTAACCCCAAGAAATAATGTTTCTTGTTGGGCTCCATTTATAAATAAACTTAGCCACTGCCGGAGCTACCGCAGGAACCATGCCGCCCGCAAGATCACCAAAGCCTGTGCGATATCCTGTAAGTTCTTGTTCTGTAGTACCCAATGCACCTGAAGCTGCTCCACCTGCGATTTCGGATGCCAATACTCGAGCAGGCGCATTTTTAAACGCAGTAACATATTCCTGCGCCGCTTTTTGAAACATTGGTCCAAGGGCCTTTGTTCCTGTTTGGGTGAGGTAACGTTGCTCGATACCTTCTACCATTGGAGCGGCGAGGTAAGCACCTTCTTTAGTGGCTGCTGCCGCCATAGACGGAAAAGCAGTGGCTAATACTGTGGCTTCACCCGTACCCGCCGCAATTTTTTCTCCAATAGTCTCAGGCTTTATCTGTTCACCTTTACCAAGGCTGAAGATGCCCAATAGCCTATCGCGTTCAGGGTAATTAGCGGCATTAAAAAACCGCGTAAGAATGTCACGGTTTTCTTGTGGATTATCTGAAGTCCGACTAAGCAATCCTGCTTTTTCAGCAGCAAAAGCCCCTGCATTCAATGCAGCATCAGGCAATGCCAAAACCATATTATTGAATGCACCGAAGTATGCCCGTTGCAAACCAAGGTCACCTTCGCTTACTTTACGTCCAGGAAGGTACGCTTCTTCTGGCGCAACCATTTGTGGCCCACCTGCTTCCATAGGCGGGAGTTGAACATCTGCTTGCGAGGCATTAGGCGTTTCATTAGTGGCTTTTTCTACTAAAACGCCACCTAACGGATCTACATCATTAGCCATTTACTGCCCCTTAGGGAATTTGACGGAGGTTACCTTGTTGATCCCTATAATAAACGCCCTTGAGGTTTACGCCACTGTTTTTAAGCTCAACCAAGTAAGGCGTTTTATCAAAGGAGAAAGGATCATTGGCACTGCCTGTGGGAACACGTTCAATGACCTTTGCATCGCGACCCTCTATCATAGCACGATCGCGTTCTAAAGAATTACGTACTTCACGAACCAAAGTTGAGTAACGGGTCATGCCTGCTTTAGGATCAGCAAAAAACGCATCGGGATCTTCAATCATTTCATCGATGGTCTTAAGTTCACCCTGCGGGAACCGTGGGTTTTTAGCAAAGGCCAACTGAGCCGTTTGGCGCATGATACGCAACTGCTGTTTGCCCGCTTCGGTTTTAAGATAGGTAACATAAGGTTCAATAGCTTTTGGCGTAATCGGACCGATGTAGTTGGTGGTAAGGCTCTTAACTTTACTAAGCGGCCCAAGTGATTCCGGCATTGCTTTCAAAACATCATCTGCACTGGCTAGAAATTTCTCACTGCCTTGTACAGAATCACGCAAATCCTGTTTATCTTGTGCAGAAAGTTGTGAGTAGCTAAGCGAGCTTTTAAACGGCTCAGGCTTGATAAAATACCGTTCAGGGCCTTCACCTGTAATAGCGCCAATCGGAGCTTTTTCACTTTTTTTCTGAGCTTCACCTTCTTGAGGTTTAACTTCTCCGCCAAGCAAAGCAGGATCTTCACTAGGAACAGGCGGTTTAAATTGCACGTTACGTTTTTCAGAAGAAACAGTAAACGGCTTGCCTGCATACGGACCAAAGCTAGGCGTAGTTGTAGTTTCACCATCTTTGGTATCTGATTTAAGTACGTCAGCAAGGCTCGCTTTGATACCTTTGCCGCTGTCAAAATCAAACCGAATACCATTTTGCATGTAGTAGTTTTGTTGACTTGTTGGGTCAGTAAAACCAATAACTTCTTTCACACCAAACGGAGAATTAGGATCTTGAATAACGTAAGATGAACTTGTACCACTGCCCGCCGTACCGGATTTATCCATAATTCTAAACGGTCTATCGATAACTGTACCCGTAGACGCATCGTAGAATTTATCGCCTTTTTGAATAGCCGCTATGGGCTTACCAAAAGTGGTTCCGTCAGGATTTTGGATACTGATATTGGTAGCTTCTTTCGCTTGGCCCTGTTTTTTAAGCTCAGAAATAAACGAATCGCCAACAGGAATAGCGTTTTGAGGAACAGGCTGACCATTCCCAACTTGCACCAAACCCTGTGGTGTGCGCCGCGCACCAATGATTTTATAGCCTCCTGGAGAGGTAGGATCCTCCAAGGCAAAACTTTCAGTTCCAAGCACGCCATATTTATCGCGTTGCTCGTTTTGGTACTTAGCAAGATCTTGTAGGGCTTTGAACTTGCGTTCTTCACTTGCTTTTGCAGCTTCAACTGCCGAAGTATAAGCAGATTTTTTAGCCGCTTCAGATTCGGTAAATGCGTATTTAGCTGCTTCAGTTTCGGCACCACGACGTAAAGCACGATCTTTATCAAGAGCCTCCAATGCGCTAGCGCCTGCAGAACGTTCCAATGCACGGCGCTCAGATTCTGCTTTGCTCATAACGCCTGCGTATTCTGGCATTCCGGCGGAAATACCTAAACCAAGCCCTCCAGGAGTAGCTGCTATTTTGCTACCCAACTGCATAAGAGCATAGTTACGTGCAGATTCGCTATCTACGTTAGGCCCTAAAATTCGCATACGCTCTTTTAGCAAATCATCATACGTACGTTCTGGCCCAAGCGATTTACCAACAACCGCGCTATAGTTTTTGAAAAGCGTTTCAAAATCACTTGCAGGGGCTTCCGGCATTTGCGCAGCAGGCTTACTAAGATAATCTTGCATCAACTTGTTGTAATCGACCAGTTCGCCATCAGCAAACCCAGGACGGTCATCCATGAAATAGGCAGTGATCCCTGTTCCATGGGCAGGTGCCCGTGGAGCTTTGCCCCTAAACAAATCGCGTTGAAGTACTTTGCTCATTGCTTGTAGCCTGCATAACCGGATGTAGTTGGTTGATTAGCTTGGTTTAACGCACCGTAGATAGAAAGGGTATTACCCAAAATCTGGCTAGCAGTGCTTGGCGCTTGAGTACTTGTAGCGCCTGTTGTAGTAGAGCCGCTAGGAACACCTTTGTAAATGTCACTAACTTTAGCCAAAATATCCCAAGGTTGATTTTGCTGTTGCACTTCAAGAAAACGTTTTGCATCTTCTCTTGCTTGAAGATCGGCACGTTCTTGCGCACCAATGTTAGCAAGGAAACTGACATCTGCCTGCCCTGCGGCCTGTGTGGCTTTGCCAAGATTAGCTTGTGTTTCACCAAGGCTAGCTATGCCCTGTGCGCTTCTGCCCGCAAGATCACCCGCCGCAAGTTGCGTATTGCTGATGTCTTTACCCATGCCAAACTCTTTACCCGCAAGGCTTTCAATTCCGCTTGCGGCAGTACCTTCGAGCTGTGCGGCAGTGAGCTGTTGTGCGCCTACGCCCTTGGCAATATCGGCAGTTTCACCTGCCAAACTGGCAATGCCTGCGGCCTTTGCTTTTTCAGCATCTGCAATAGCGGCTTGGCGCGCAGCTTCTGCATCGCTCATTGCAAACTCTTTAGCTGCAAGGCTTTCAATGCCACTGGCACCTTTGCCTGCTAGCTCACCTGCACTAAGCGCGGTACCTGCTTCCACTTGCTTACGCTTTTGTTCATTTTCAAAAGCGGTGAGCGCGGTGGCTTGTGCCTGCGAATACCCTTGTGACATAAGCTCAGCGATTTTTTGGTCTTGCGCCTGCGCAAGGTTACGCGCCAATTCTGCTTGTTGCACACCAAAACGACTTCCACCAAAAGCACCTGCGCGGACGGCCTGCGCGGCAGCAGCCTGTTGGCTGATATCGCTTTGGCGGCGCATTTCATCCATAGCATTACGGATGACTTGTTGTTGGTAAGGGTCCATAAATTTGGCGGTGCTAGCAGGATCAAACCCTGCTGCTCCGGCTGCGGCTAACCTTTGAGCTTGACTACCATAGTCAGTTAAACTACCGTATCCTGCGGCAGCTTCTGCTGTTTTACCTAAAGCAGCAGCGCGTCCTGCGGCAGTAGTAGCCGCCGCTTCTTTAGCGTAAGAAGGCAAGCCACCATACGTTTCAGCGGCTGTTTTCAACAATGGTTGGGCAGCTTCAGCACCTGCGGCAGTAGTAGAAACACCCTTGCCCGCAATATCGCTAACTGCGCCATATTTTTCTGCTGCGGTACCCATAAGGGGTTCAGCGGCAGCTTTACCTGCGGTCACGGCTTCTACTGCTTTACCGCCAAACTGCGGAAGTTGCGCAAATTGAGCCGCTGCTTGATCGTAAAGTTTGCCTGACTTATCAAAAAACTGTTCGTATGACCCAATACCTTGTTGGGCCATTTCAAACGCCTGCTTCTGCTTAGGCGTAAAATCCGCAAATTTGTACTCAGGTATTTTAACATCTTTAGAAAGGGTGCCTTGTTTCTTGGCACTTTCCATCAAACCAATGAGGTATGGCCCCACTTCGGGGTCCATTAACACCTGTTGTTGAGTTAATGTAGTTGCCATTTATCAGGCCCTTTTTTCAAATTCGTGCATTAACTGATACATGCGGCGTGCGCCCGCTTTACGGTCACCATCACCTGCGCCGCGTACAGCCTTTGCGGTCATTACAAACTCACCATCGCTAAGTCGCGCTGGAATACTGTCACTTGTGCCTGTTCCTGGACCCTGTAAGTGCCCACCCACACGCGCATCAACTTCGCTCACTGGCATACCGCCTTTTGCAAGGATATTATATTTGCTAGGGTCTGTACGGTATTTTTGGCCTGCTGTGACCAATGGGGTATTATCTTCTTCTGGCCTATCCAATGAAGCTATTGTGGAAAGCAACATAGCTGTAGGCAACGGATTTTGGGTTACAAAATTACTAATCCCAGACATCCAATCGTTTGGCCCCGTAGCAAGGCCCAAGGCTTTGTAGTTAGCCTTAAGGTCTACAATTTGTTTTAACTGATCAGAAGTAAGATTAGCTGCTTGCAGTTGCGAAGGCGAAGCCGAAATAAAGGTGCGCGGGTCAAAGGCCCCAGCCGTGGCTGTAGAGCCAGTTGTGGCGGCTGCGGGTGCTGTGGCACTTGGTGGCGGTGAAAACACTTTAGACGCATCCGTAGGCATCGCACCAACGGGTGCACCTTGCGGTGGTGGAACAGTAGGGGCGTTCATACTAAACAAGGAACCAATGCCCCCACCCTGTGTGGCAGGAGCTTGTATGCCTTTAAGAACAGCCGAGCCAAGTGAAGTACCTTCTGTGCCGTAGCCCCCGAGTTGCGCGGCAGTTGTTTGTCCTGCAAAATAGCCTAGTCCACCCGCAGCGGCAGCTCCCCAAAGAGCATCTTCTGTAGAATTACCCGCCAATTTACTTGCAGCAAAACTACCGATAGCAGGGCCGATAACACTGCCAAAAGGCAAGAATGAGCCAACAACGGCACCGAGTACAGGCGCGATACTTTTAAACAAACTACCGAAATCAAAACCGTATTCGCGCAAGCCTGTGCGTGGGTTGATGGTGCCTGCCCCGCCATAACTACGTAGGATGTTAGCTTCGTAAGGGCTGATATGCGCCAACATTGTGTCGCCGTTGCGCCCGTATGAAGCAAGGCCTCCCATAGCCATTTCCATCGGCATTTCAGGAGTTGCCCCTGCCCCCTGCTTTATTTGCAGTGCAAGATTAGCAACTTCTTTAATAGAAGAAAATAAAGAAGGGTCGTATTGCGGGGGCAGGTCACCTTGTTGAATATCGCCGCTTTGTACAAGTTGCTGTACAACTTGATCATAGTTATCGCTATTTTGGTCAATATAATCCAAAATAGATAAAAACTTTTGAATATTTTCAACGGGCAAACTAGCAATCCGCGTAATTACGGCTTGCAGTTCATTAACCAACTCAGGCGGAAGCTGCGCCTTTATTTGCTCAACAATGGCAGAATTATCATCCATCGGAGCAGCTTGGTCAGGTACAAGTGATTCAATGCCTTGCATAAGAGCATACCCTTAAGTTGTATGGAACTTTATGCAGGGGCCTACCTGATACTTGGCCCTTTCACCATACTGTCCCATTGTAGAAAACACAAGCTAAACAATGCTTACAGTTACGGTGCCTACTGCCCCTGTAGCGGAAAGTCCATAAGTATACGCCCTGTTTAAAGTTGAAACGTATACCACCCCGTTTATTTGAAACAACGTTCCTGTTTCTAAATTGTACCCATCTGAAGGCATATTGGTGATTACCAACGTAGATTGCCTACCTTCTCCAGGAGAACGCATTGCCGTAAAAGCAATGTTGAGCATATTCACCAAGTTGTTCAAATAGCCTTGGCTGTATTCTTTAGGCGCTATTTGAAAGGCGGGTAAAACAAGCCTTACATCCATTAGCGACGCCCATCAGGTTGTATGTCCAAACGAGGGCTACCTAATACCCAACTTGTATCGGTTTTATTGCTTTCAACGCGAAATGTGACTTGCCTACCCCGTAGCCGCAAAGAAACTTGGTTAGTATACTGTTCAATAGGAACAGTTGCCGTTTGCGTAACAGCAGAAGTAGTTGTTTGGGCAGTGCTGTAGTTACTTCCAGGATAGTTTTGCACCTTTACCGTCATGCTGAGGCTAGGTGAGTTTGTGGAGTCTACAAACGAAACATCTGGAATAAGCTGTTTGACAAAAGACATTTGATTGCCTTCGCCAATATCAAACGGGGCACTTTCAATATACGTATTTAATGGCGAAGCGGGGCTAGTACTACCGTCGTTAGAACCATACTCTTGATAGTACAGATATCCGTCTGTTCCGGCAGCTAACGGGTAGCCTTCTTGCCCACGGTCTACCCATGCAGTGCGTGCCAAACTACCATACGTCCATGCTTGATCAGCATAATTATAAGTAACGTATAGGTCGCAATCAGAAGAGTTGGTTGAAGGATAAAACCACGTTACTTCGTTGAATTCAGAATTGACACCTACTGTTATTTTTTCAACCTGTGCGCCATTCATGCCGTTGAAAACATAGTTTTTAATCGGGCAAACAAGTTCTTTAGCTGCACCATCATAAACGTAAAATTTTTGGTTACCCATCCAATACACAGTATCGTCAATAGCTGCAAAAGCGTTTGCGCTAATAACGGTAGTGGCAGAAGAAATTTGGGTAATACCAAACGTATAGGGTGGTCCAACAAACTGCATTGAATACAGTGCTGAATCTGTCCATACTAAAATCTCACGCTTTGTTTCTAGCGCACGGATAATGCGGCTACCTGTACCAAGGCGTAAGTCACCTGCCGTGTTCGTGGCAGTAGAAGTCCATGTTGTATAATCTTCTTGGTTGCTAAACCGAATAAGCAACGCATCTTGGCTAGTAGAGCCACCCATATTCGCACCAAAAGCAATAACGTGCCTGTCACGATCAGAGACCATGACTTGCGTAGCGAGCGTAGGCGTAGTTGCATCAGTTGAAAGGCTAGCTAGTGTAACTGCACGATTAAACGTGTACGGTGGTGTAGTTAAAGAAGAGCTTGCAGGGTTCCATAGATAAATTCCACCATTATAAACATTAAACAATAGTATTTCACCAAAGTTATCTTGAAACCATAGGCGTAAAGAAAGATTAGCCGTAACGGGGATAGCACTGCCCCAAGTAAGTCGCCCCCATGTGCCTGCTCCCCAACCACCGCCGACCAATGCGGAGTTAATGCCCGTGTTGATTTGATATGCAGTGGTTACGGTTGCCCCACCATGACCTGTATCCGAACTATTGGCAGTAGCAGAAACAGTGATTTTGTAGTTATCGACATCAACATAAGTGATTTGAAATTGTTTATTAAGAACTGCCGCAGTGATGTTTCCACCTAAACTTGCTGCTCCACTAAATGTAACAAAATCATTATCCAATGCACCATGCGCAACATCGTACACATTGATAATAGAGGAACCATTTGTCGCAGTAAATGGGTTATTTAATACCACTGTATCACGTAGTGGAGTTACATCATAGAACGCCCCGCCGTATTCTACATAGTATTTTAAACTCGTACCTATAGCATTGAAAAACTTGCCGCTAAGCGTGTTCCAAGGAAAAATTGCGCGGCAAGTACCAAGAAACTGTGCCGTTGTGTACTTAATCCACCCACCAATTGATTGAGGAAAACCTAATCTAAACCGAACAAGATTGCCATCGTACCAACCGCCTTTGTTGGTATAGGCGGTAAGATCACGAATAAATCCGGGCTTAAACTGAAGTTTTTGGTAAGGCATATTTTAACCCTTACGAAGGGGGCGGATTGGGATCAGTAAATTGTCCTGTGGCGGGATTATAAATCCAACCAAATGAAACAGGTGAATCATCAGGAAGACCTACAATGGTGCAACCTTCTGGCGTGGGGTCCGTTGCCGGATCAGCTACGATGATATTGATGACGGTATTATTGCTGTTTTGGAATAAAGCACAACGCATTATGTGTACTCCCAGATACGGATTAGACCTTGAAAGCCAGCATTTGCCGTTACTGATGCCGCAACGCCGCCTGATCCAGCACCGTAAAATGTAGGTGCGCCACTGGCGTCAGCGCGCCCTCCACTTGGGCAAGCAAGGGGGCCAACTGTGGAGCCGCCATTACCACTAAATGTTGTTCCAGAAGCCCCTGAATACTGGCCCCAAGGTTCTGGGCGTGGCAAATTTACTGTTCCAGCGTTTTTAGAAAAACCGCCTTGTTGTCCAGAGATGTTTATATCCCCGTTTGTAGCCGTTCCACCACTTCCACCAGTATCTGCTGCGTTACCGTTTCCACCACCACCGCCGCCTGCTGTATAGGTCGTTGCACCAATAGTAATGGTGGTGCTACCGCCAGTGTTACCATTCTGACTGTTTGATGTAGGAGCTGCACCACCAGAGCCAATCGCAATTGTATACGCCGTGCTTCCAGTAACAGTTGCATACTTGGCGCAATAAGCACCGCTGCCCCCGCCGCCGCTTCCAGAGTTACCACGACCACCCGATCCACCAGCACCCCAAAGTTCAACGTAGATCGCAGTGCAGTTAGAAGGCGTGGTGTATGAAGTGCCAGATGTCAGGATTTGTGGCGCACGGATAAGTCGACCAGTAGACGAAGGAGCAGAACTTGTCCAAGTAGTGCCATTGCTAGTAAGAACATTACCATTAGTCCCAGGAGCAACAACCTGTAGCGCACTTGTGCCGTTACCAAGCAATACGTTATTTGCAGTAAGAGTAGCTGCCCCTGTCCCGCCATTTGCAACAGGAAGGGTGCCTGTAACCCCTGTTGTGAGGGGTAAGCCTGTAGCATTGGTAAGCGTTGCAGCAGAAGGCGTGCCCAGATTAGGGGTGGTTAAAACAGGAGAAGTTGAAAGCACATTGGAACCTGTGCCCGTACTTGTTGTTACGCCTGTTCCACCCGCCAAAACAGGTAATGTTCCTGCTGTAACGGCAGAAGCAGATGTAGAATAAATTGCATTATTGGCAGCCGTAAAAGTTGTTAATCCTGTGCCACCATTTGCAGTACCTAATGTTCCGGCAAGAGTAACTGCACCAGTAGTAGCGGTTGAAGGCGTAAAGCCTGTGGTACCTGCACTAAAAGAAGTAACCCCCGCAGCCGCAAGAGTAAGATTATAAGTAGAATACCATTGTGTAGTAGAAGAAGCGTTAAAAATCATCACGCCGCTAACTGGCAACGCAATAGAAGCGTTTGCAGCCAAGGCATCAATCGCAGCGCCAGTAGCAGGGTACACGTTTACAGAATTTGCACCCTTATTAACAATAACAATGCGTCTACCCGTAGTAGCAGTAGGAAGTGTTACACCAGAAGGATTAGAAGCCGCCGTTGTGATAACATTATAATCGCTTGTTAATGCGCCTTGCCCTTGTGCGTTTGTTCCTGCCGTAACCGTAGCCGAGGTGCTAAACGTTTCACCGGAAAGGGCAGGCGTTGTAAGCGATGGTGAAGTAGCAAAAACCAGTAGGCCCGTACCCGTTTCATCTGTCATAGCAGATAAAAGGTTCGCGCTAGATGGGGTGCCTAGCCAAGTTGCGATACCAGAACCAAACGAAGTAATGCCCGTTCCACCATTAGCTACGGGCAGAGTGCCCGTTACACCCGTAGTCAAAGGCAGGCCCGTAGCGTTAGTAAGCGTGCCAGAAGCAGGCGTACCTAATACGGGTGCCGTAAGCGTAGGGCTTGTGAGCGTTTTATTCGTGAGGGTTTGCGTGCCTGCTTCCGTTACTGGAGCATTTGCAACTTCAATAATATCAGTGCCGTTGTTGTATACGATAGCTTTTTTACCAACGGCAATCGTAACACCAGTTTGACCACTTACTTTGACCGTAACCGCGATATTGGTATTATTGTAGAAAATATAGGGTTTTTGAACCGCTGGAACAGTTACCTGATGGCCTGCTGTAGGAGTGCCCGTAAACTCAATAACGTAATACCGTCCGATACCAGTTGCACCATCTGGAATAGTTAATGCAGTAGGGCCTGCACCTGCGAGCGCCTGCGTAGTATACCCCGCAATAGCCTGCTCGAGCAGTGTTCCTAAATTCGTATTGGTCGTATCACCCCATGTGCCGGACTGATCGCCCGTACCCATCAAATTAAGTTTTAAATTAGCAGAATATGTACTTGCCATGCTTCACCTTTACGCAGCTATCTGCTCCCAGTTTGGCGTTTGGGATGGGTTGATCGGAGTATAGCTTGGATCATCCGAAGGCGCAATCGGTATCCAATTTGGTGTATTTGCAGGGGTCATAGCCGCCCAAGCGGGCACATCTACTGGAACAAAGGTATTCCAATCGGGGTTTTGGCTCGGCACAATTTGCCCCCAAACGGTGACAGTTCCTACATAACCAGTGGCTTCTACCCCTATAACGTAGGCGTTAGGCGAAAGTGAAACAGTAACACTGCCTACCGTAGCCGTTGCTTCTACACCCGTTACAAAAACATTTGTAACAAGCACAACCGAAACGGTGCCAATTTCACCCGTAGCAGATACACCAGTAACGCTTACATTAGGCGAAAGTTGAACTTCTACAGTTCCAACTTCACCTGTTGCAGATAACCCCGCAACATCAACTACTGCGTTGCCACTAACAGTAACATCGCCAACTTGGCCTGTAGCTTCTAATCCAGTTACAGAAACATTAGCGGAAAGAGCAACAGTAACATTGCCAACTTGGCCTGTAGCTTCTACCCCTGTTACGGCAACATTAGGCGATAGATAAATATCTACAGTGCCAACCTGACCAATAGCAGCTATGCCCGTAACGTCGACATTTACATCGACAACAATCGAAACACTGCCAACTTGACCTGTAGCGGCAACGCCTGTGGTATCCGCAATAGCGTTACCAACAACTGTAATATCGCCAACTTGACCTGTAGCCACTACACCTGTGAGGTCAATAGATGTGTTTAAGTAAACGTCTACGGTACCAACTTGGCCTGTAGAAAATACACCTGTTACCGAAGCTACAGCGTCACCCTGAACGCTAACAGTTCCTACAGCCCCTGTTGCGACGCCAATATCAATGGAGCCCGTGCCAAAAGGCCCGAGCCCCCAACCTTGTGACCTATTCCAACCTTGAAATGCGACAATAGCATCAGCCATTTATGCTACCTTTCGCATTAAAATAGTAAGGATTAAGCAATCCTTATGATAGCATTTGAAGCATCATTGGTAGGGAACACAACCGTAAAAGTACCTGCGGAAGCCGTTTTATCGGAACCGAAATCAAGCACTACCACTGAGCTATTTGACTGCGTTGAGTTATAGATCAACGCACCACGGGCAGTAAATGAAGCAGAGGACCATGAAGCATCTGCAAAATCAGCATAGGCTGTTGTGCCTGAAGATGTAGTTGTAGCGCCCGTGAGCGTTTGACCACCCGCTATATATGCTGTGCCTGAGGTATTAGTAATTTCGTTAGTCGCGCTGTACGCAGTAGTTGCTGCGCCAAGAGTTGCAGAAGATGTATACAACGCGATCTTATATGTATCGGCTGTTGTTGTAGCACGAATAACCGTTGTACCAAGGGCCTGCTTACCGTTCAAGAGGTCGAGCTTGAACGACGTTGTCATATAGTTACCAGTAAACGCCATTACGGCCTCCTTATAAGTTCAGCCAGTTTAGGATGGCCTGCCTCTTCTACGTATGAGCCCACCGTGGTCCGATCACACGAAATAGCTTGTTTCATGTGATGAAGTATAACGTGTTCTACCTGATCTCGAAAGGCCAAAGCCTGATCGCGAATAGCGGGATGGGCAGTTTCGGCAACTTTTACAATATGGTCTGCCGCACGTTTTGCCCAAAACTCAGGCGGGTGACCTCCATTACTAGAAGTCATTACATCTACTTTAAAAGTGCCCGTATTGAGTGCTTGTGTAAACATTAGTTAGCCTTAACTCTAACAAGACCATCACGGTAAGCGTCAACGTTTTCAAGACCCTCACCGAAGTTTTTCAAGCGAGTGAGCGATTCTACAAACCGTTGATTGTATAGGTTTAACAAATCAGGCTCGCCCTTAAGAAAGGTATATGCCTCTACCAAGCTGCCGTAAAGCAGAGCTTGCTGCGCATTGTTACTAATCCATGTACCACTTGTTTGTGTCACAAGGCTTTCTGGACGGTAGTAATAATGGATTTCAACAGCATAGTTACTGTCCGGAACAGGGGCAATAATGAAGTTGTTAATGTCAAAATACCCGTAATACTTAGGTGAACCCGTTGCACCAGTGGGATCATAAGTTTGTAGATACTCAACATCCTTATTCAAAAGGAACACTTTTTCACCACTAACAGTAACCGATAAGGCATAGGCCGACATAAAATCAGAAGGCTTTGCTAGATATTGATTACCCGAAGTTAGGTTACCTGTTTGGTTCTTACGAAAATATTCCAAACTAACCGAGAAAAAGATGCGTTCTTCCGCGTTTTGAATAAAAACGTTCAAATTGTTATTGAACGTTGTTTCAGACGACTGAACAAAGTCCTTGATTGCTGTTGTGAGAGTGGTATAGGTCCAACCCATTATGTAATCTCCACAGTCACTATACCAATTTGAGTAATGCCCTGTAACAGACTAATTGGCAAAAATGGAAACACTTCATCCGCCACAGGTGCATCGTAATTGATAATAACATCAGGTCGCGGTTGATACAAAGCCTGCGGCTCAGTAGGGGGATAGATAGGGTCTAGCTGTGGGTGCTTAGGTTCCCAGCACTCCATACAGGTTCTAAACCCTGTCCACTCCTTTTTTAATTGGAGGTAATAGTACTTAAACCCGCACCTATCGCAGATAGCTTTGGACTGAGTACCATTTGCAAATTTCGTCATACTTACACCACACCATAATAATTTCTCATGGGGGTAAGCATCAAGGAAGCGCGATCACGGTCTTCAGCGGCGGCTTTATCAAACTCTTCTTCGTAAATAGCCTTAAGCATTTGTGTGCGCTCAGGTGCTTTTTTCAAAGAAATATAATAGGCCAAGCCTGCCGCCAAACAAGGATAAAATCTAAACGGCAGTTGCAGCGTATTAGTAGAGCTATTCACATCATCAAGCCGAACAAGTTTATTGATAACCAAATAATACGTTTGATCTGGCGTAGGCCATACTTTGATGATGGGCGTTATTTGCCTATCTACAAAATACTGCACAGGACGCGCACGCCGCAACTTGGCAGGAATATCCAAATAAACTTCACGGCTGATACGGTCAACTGTTAGATCTTGTTGATTTTGAGTATCAACACCTTGAGCAAAACGGCAAACAGCATCCAAAACGTCAATGTCGTAGGCTTCCAATGGGTACTCATTGACACCTACCGTCATCGTAATGCTTTGTTGCTTAATCGTCCACTGGTTGAGCCCACGGTTGGCCCATTCTGCCAACAAAAGATTTAAACTCCGGCGTGCAGTACGTTGATCGTAACCTGTACGAACTTCAATACCGCACCGCTCGTAAGCCTCTTCGATATATTCGGCTACGTCGAGTTCAAATGTTTTTGTGCCTGAATAAGCCATCAGCAGATTTTGCAACCCCGCGTATGTTTACGGCTTTTACCCTTGCTTTCAGAAGGCATGTATACCGCGCCACCGCGTTTCATACCGATACCTTTTGAAGACTTTTGAATGTCATGCTTGATGTCTTCAGCAGAACTTTCATAGGCTTCTTTTGACACGCCCTGCTTGCCCATACGCTTTTTGATAGCGGTATCCCCACGAATATCAGCAGGAGAATCTTCCCACATACCAATATTCATTAACCCTGTAGGTGAAGCAGAACCTTTTGCCATATCAATACATCCTGCCTTTGGTCAAGCCACGAACAGCTACGCCGCAACCACGCGCTTTGCTCTTTACCATGCCGCCGCGCTTGTACTTGCTTTCCTCAACCTGTTTACGCATGGTCTCACGCAACGTTTCTTCCTCTTCAGAAGTAACATCACCTGTGCTTTTGGTTTTATCCAAAGCCTTTGCATTTTCTTCTAGTATTTTCTTATATTGTTCTTCTCCGGAAGGAGTATCGTATTGTGGCACAGGTAGGTCATACTTTTTCTTACGCTTTATCATGATCAGTACACCTTGCCTTTTGTGAGCCCACGTTTAGCCACCCCGCAACCACGAACTTTACCACGTTTGTTGACCATGCCGCCTTTTGCGTAGCCCTGCGCCGTTGCACCTTGGCCTGACATACGGTCTTGAACGTACAAACTACTGCCCTGCGTATTCATCGCGCCGACAGGTGTACCATAGTCTGAAGGCGAATAATACGGAGAGGTTTGTCCCGGACCCGGACTAGAAGGCGGCTGCGCTTGGTTTTGCGCTTGTGCCCCTGCACCAGAAAGATCTGTTGTGCCGATAGGGGGTGCGGCAGGATTTTGCACATCCCCACCGTCAGCATACTTGCGGCGCTTTACAGGTTTTTTCATCTGCGTACTCCGCCTGCAAGGCTTGCGATAGTACCTAAACGTTGCATCATTGCAGGGTTCATAGGCAAGGCAGCGATGCCTGCATTAGGCGGGATGTACTGTTGTTGCGCCACAGCTTGACGATAGGCCAAAGGAGCAGATAGTTGCGCTTGTTGCTGCGCCATCAACAACTGCGCTTGTTGTTGCGCAAGATGAGCATTACGCAAAGCCTGCATTTGGTCAGGCGTTTGAGTAGGAGTAACCCCAAACGTTGGAGGTACATCATAAGGACCACGGATAGGGGTAATTCCAAGCGTGGGGGGTGCGGGTGGAGTATACCTAGTCATCGCACCTCCTGGACCCATGCTAAAATCATTCGGACCGGGAATCATAAACCCGCCATCAGGCATTGGTTTTAGTGGGTTACGATATGCGCCAAGGCTTTCATCAAAATTGGGAGAGCCACCGATGTAATTCATGCCTCCACCTAATTTTGGCGGAAGAGGAACACCTCTACCAAGACCGCCACCACCTTGAGGCAGGGGGCCTGCATAATCTTGCCGAATAGGCATAGCGGGAGTGGCTGCGCGTTGGGGTTGAACTCCACCATAACCCATCATTGTATTTGGCATCTTACTTACTCCTGCGCTTTGCTTTGCTCATCGACTTACCTGCTTGCGAAAGAGCAATAGCGATCGCCTGTTGGCGACTTTTAACTGTTGGACCTTTTTTGCTGCCCGAGTGAAGTTTACCTACCTTAAACTCATGCAGCACCGTACGAATTTTAGCTTGCGCTTTAGTAGGCTTTTTCATTTTTTCCTCGCAGCACGCATATTGTCTACAAGATTAGGATAAGGCCGACCCGCAGCCTTAGCCGCTTTTTTAGCAGAACTTTTCTGCTTAGAAGTAAGAGGCTTGGGCTTACCCAACCCTTTAGGACGTGGCTTGGCCCAAACCTCTTTTTTCATCGTTAGCAGCCCTTACGACCTTTAGCCATGCCGCCTTTTTTCATTCTGCGAGGGCCTACACTTTCATCAAATTTTTTAGAACCACCAATGTAATTCATGCCACCACCGGGACGACCACGATAAGTACCTGTGGATTCATCAAAATTTTTAGAACCACCAGTATAAAGTTCCCGAGGAACGGGTCTTATAGGAAGTTTACCAAGTGCAGGTGGATTACGGGTATTAACACCACCCCCCATAGCTTTTTTCATGACCTTGCCCCCCTTTTTAAGAGCAGCACCCATACCACGGGTAGCCATGCCCCCGCCGCGTTTCTTCATAGCCATTGACTTTTCTCCTGCTTCTGCACGTGAAGATTCTTTACCTTCGTGTTTACCCATAGCTTTTTTGGAAGAGTACTTTTCCATGCCGCCATACTCAGAAATTTTCTTAACCATTGCGCATTCCTTTTCTAGGCTTACCAACAGCGATCATAATCGCGATACCAACTTTGGGCTTTTTAGTTTTACCCAAAGCACCACCCTTTTTAAGCCCGAAAGAAGGCGTGCGTATTTTTGAACCACGCGGAACAGGCAATGAATTTTTAGCACGTACTTTCATTTGCCTATCCCCGTAATGCGGTCGATTTTTTCTTCTAACCGATCAAAGCGACTCATGATTTGGTTATGAGTATTCAACAGGTCGGTTTTAGTAACGTAGGTTTTTGGAATATCTTCGCGGTGTTCTGCTATTGATTTCCAAATACGGTCAAACGTTGTTGCCGATTTTTCTTCCGCTTCAGTAATGCGTGTGTTTAAATACACGAGTATCCAAGCAAGCGGGAGCAACACAAGAGTTAAAAGGCCATTCCAAAGCATTTGCAGATCTATAATCATTTGCACCTCCAACGCTTACGCGCTTGCCGAAGGCGGCTGTTGGGGTCTTTAGCAGCTTCAGGAAACATTTTCATTTGTCCAGCAGAACGCGCACAGAACGATTTTTTACGTGCTGCGCGCTTTCCTGTTGGACTTTTTTCTGTGACTGCGGTGCTTAACTTTGATCCAGGATTGGCACGTCGGAAGGCTTTTACGCCTTTTTCAGTCATTCCCGCCCCTGCCTTTGTGGGGCGAAAGTTGCCTGATTTTACCGAAGTTTTTATGCCCATGCCCTTAGCCATCACGCAGTCCCCGCGTCATTTTTAATGAGAACAATAATAAACATGCTAGAGCAGGCGTTGTTTGTTGAGGAGCCAACGGCCTGAGCTTCAATAGTTGTTTTTTCTGGTATAACAACTGGATACTCAAACGCATAGTCAGCAGCACCATTATTTAGCGTAACAATCGCTGCTGTCCTACGAATATTATCCGTACCGCGTGTCATAAGACGTCCGGTTACAGCGTTAGAACCGCCAGCCTGTCCAGAAGAAAACAAGCCCTGTTCTAAGTATCCGGTGTAGCCAGATGGAATAGTATAACTTCCAGTAACTCTGGTGTTATAGTCGTATTGAATGATATCATAAACGGTTGCTGGAACGCCTAAAGTTAAAGCGCCTGTTCCAAAGTAAATATTACCTGCGGCGCTGTTTAATGACCCAGCGGTTGCAACATAGGCTTGATTTATGTGTAGATAAGAGTTTGCCGTAAGTACGGCAGTCTGACCATTTAAAGAAACTGTTTCGCTGATCGTATCGTGATTAGCGTTCAGCCCTTGAATATAAACGGTTCTAGCGCCTGTCCCTGCTGCTGTGTCGTTAGTGTTATCTGAGCTAACAGACATCTGCAAAGCATTGTTGGGAAAAGGAAGAATACCGCCGTAAGGCCAAACAGTTTCCACACTTGTGTCTACGTCAGAGTTGTAACCAAAAACAACGATACTTTGGTGCCACGGAATTTGACCCCGTGCCACCTGCAAGTTAAAGGGCTCATACGCACCAGTCCTAGTTACTGAGGAAGGGGGTCGAGTCATTATCGTCTCTTTTAATACAGCTTACGCATTACAAGGATAATAGTGTACATATCACCTGCACTGGCGTCTGCCGTTGTAAAAGTGATGTTACCCGTTTTACCCGCCCCTGCGTTATTATCAATACCCCCAAACTCGTCATAGTTATGCGTGTTCATGACGTTTTGTGGAATAGTCATAATAAGTTGTGGGCTAGTTGCTGCCCAATAAAGTCTAACTTCCATACCATACGTCATGGCATAGACCTTGTCAATTTGGACAGCAGTACACGGCATACCTTGGTATGAAGCAAGTGAAGCAACGTTTACCTTGATGACACCGGACTCTCCGGTGCCATCTGAAATGTTGGTAAACTTCATAACAAGGGTTTTATCGCCTTGGAAGATAGTTTGTGTGGTTACCGCATCGGCCATGTCAGCCTCCTAGGTATTAGGGGCTAATAGCGCCGTTTTGGATGTAGTTGACAACAATCACACCCACACCCGTACCCGTGTTGGTTGATTTTGTCCAGATACGAATATCTGTTGTACCAACATCGATCCACTTGCCAGTGCGTGTTGCATCGCTTCCAGGAACAATGTTTTTAATTCCGAGCGTTGTGGAAAGATCATTGTCTGCCGCAACGGCAAGTTGCGTTGCCGTGGAGTTTGTGCCCACATTGATTGTTTGTGCTGCGCCAGACCATGCTGTCGTTACAAAAATCTGAATAGAAGTAATGGTGCAACCCGCTGGAATAACGATTCCAGTGCTGTAAACGCCTGCCGAGCCTGCATTGGTGGCTTGCGTAAGTGCGCTCGATTGCGAAAGCACAACGTTACCTACGTCAGCAACGTCTTGACCAAGTGTGGTACCTGTGGTGAATTTAATCGGACCCGCTTTAATCGGTCCGGAAAAGGTTGTCGTCCCCATGTAGGTCTCCTGTCGTTGGGGTTGTCTGCTTAGCAGTCAGGAACAACATACGTTACAATAGAAAAAGAGCGGACACAAGGCCCGCTCTTCCATTACTGCTGTTCAAAGGCAGCAATTACGCGCCCTGCGAACCATACATGGCACGCGGGTCAGACCAACCGAACGAGTAACGCTCACGCGCCTTGTAGCGCACGTTACCTGTTTCAAATTCGCCTTCCATAGCCGTTTTAATCGGGCTACGGACAAAGTGTTTCATGCCGTTAGGCGCATCGGTTTTAACGAACCACGCATCCGGATCGGTCAAGAAGTGATTGACCGTAAAGCCCTGTGGCATATAACCACCAGACTTGAGTGCATTGATATCGTTATCCGCCGTTGAAACACGCTGTTCCGACTTGAGAATACGCTCTGCAGTAAACTGCAATGCAGGCGGAATGATCAACTTCATGCCGCGCAAAGCAACCTTAAGGCCACGTTCGTCGATGAAGGCTGCAATATCAATCAAAGCCTGTTCGAGCGAAGTTTCGTTAAGGTCAGCCTGCGTTGCAAGCGTATTTGACCAGTTACCACCACCTACCGTCGGATGGTTTGCGTTGATGAGCGAAACGCCGTCGCCGCCAACATAAGAGGAAGAGAAAGCGTTGTTAAGAACAGACGCTGCCTTGACCTGCTTGGTGTTGGACATCGAACGTGCGAGCGCACGGGTGTAACGGCTCGACAACTTGTCGTACAGGTTATCTTCCACAGCTTCTTCCGTGATAGCAAACGCAAGTGCGATTGTTTCATGGGTATAGCGTGCTGTGAAGGCTTCACCTGCCGTGTCATAAGCGATGGCAGCGCCTTCGCCCTTGACCGGAGCCTGACCAAAGCCGGAGAGCATGACTTCTTCTTCAAAAGCACGGTCTGAAGATTCGGTATCGAAAATTTCAGTGTGCTCGTTGTCGTAGCGATCATACTCCATGCCGAAAAGAGCATTGAGTCCGGGCTCAAGTTCTTTGAGTAGTTGGGAACGAGTAATAGCCATTGTTCAATGCTCCCCTTACACACCCGCGCCCGTGCCGTTGGCACAGTAGCGGTAGAAGTGGTTGTTAAGCATCACGATAGCGTTGCGACCTGCCACAGTAGCATCATTGCTGCTAGGAATGTCTTCAAAACCGAGGATGCGGAGATTCAGCGTATTAGTCGTATTCGCTGTGCTAACTGCAAGCTGCGCCGAGGACTGACCCGACGTAGTGTTGCCCGACGTTGCCGTCGAGAAGTTTGCGTTGGCATGAATAAGGCTATCTGCTGCGGCTGCGTCACAATTGATCGTGAATACTGCATCCGGATTAGCAACAACCATTGCCGTAGCAACAGTGTTTGCCTTGACCGAAGCAGTTCCAGGCCAATATGGCGACCAACGGGGTTTACCCGTAAGGTCAATGTAATTGCAGCCAATGAAAACGCCCAGAATCGGAACTGTACCACCCGCTGCTGCGCCGACGATGTCGATCAAGCCGTTAGCGAGCGGAATAACGGGCGAGCCGTTATAAATCGCGCTAGACGTACCTGCCGTATCCGCTGATTGAATAACGAATACAGAATCGCCGTTGGTGTTAGCACCGCTTCCAAGCATGTTGTACGGACGAAGTCCGAACGCGGCATTGATGTTTGCCATTGCTTAGATCCTTTGGTTATTCGGCGGAACGATTTCCGCCAAAAGTGACTCGAGATTGCCGTTCAGGTTTAATAATCGGCATTGAAGGATGTTGTTCCCGCATCAAGTCATTATCAACAGCACTGAGCTGTTCGCTCGTTTGCTTATTGTAATAAGCCCGACGTTGGGCAACAATTTCAACAGGAATACGAGCGAGTACCAAGCCCCCTACACCAATCACTCCAGCATGGCGACCATCCTGGACTGTAGGTGCTTCAAAGTCAGGGTATTCCTCGGCGCGAACGAGTTCAAATCCTTCGCGAAGTCTAGCGGATAGGTTTTTCCGATCATCAACACCAGACGATTCTACACGAATCCAACGGTGTACATAACCCTCCGGCGGGGGAGGTGCGTCCAAAGAGGACGGGGGTTTCCACGTAGTGACACGTGAAGTGGCGGCACGGGTGCCCGTAGAACGAGAAGTCTTATCGATCATTGCTCTCTCCAAGGAGTTTCACCTGCCGTGCATACTGTTCTACACTAATGCCGAGTTTCTTGGCAATAGCTACTTGGCTAGGTGTTAGACGAATACGTGAGCTGTTTTCTGGACGTGCTGAAGACCGTGCTGACCCAACAGCTTGGGAAGGGGCACGGCTTGGTTGAAACTTATGCGGAAAATCTTTGCGCATACGTCTGTCCAGTTCCTCATAGTAATCATCACTGGTGGGGTCAAAACCTTCACGCTCCACAAGGCTTTTGTGGTGGCTAAAGGCCGTAATTGTCATAGGTTCATCTGCGCCAAACCAAGTATTTTTCTCTGCCCAAGTTTCTGCCTTGGGGTCGGGCCTACGTGGTGCGGGTTGTTGCACCTGTTGAACCTGCGGTTGCGGGTTAACAGCCTGACGATAAATTTCTTGGCCTGCTGCTTCGCTACGTGCGCGGTTAGCCCGTACACGATCATTTTCTACAGCAAGTTCTGCTAGATCACGTTGTGCTTGTACTTGACCATCGATATCGCCACGGTCAATAGCAGTGCGTAACCGATCTTTGATTAACTGCTCTTGTAGTTTAACACGATTTTCAGCTTCACTGCTTAGTGTGAGGTCAATCTGCGCAGTACGCAAATTGGCTACATCCATTTGGCTTTTTACACTCTTAGCGTATTCCAGTGCAGCTTGCTCACGGCGCTCAGCCTCACGCATTTTAAACGTAAGTTTTTCAATACGCCGTTTGACGCCTTCACTATAACCCGCTAATTCATCTTCTTCTGATGAAGGTTTTGCAGGTTCGGGTTCTGGCTTTGCTTCAACAATTACCGCTTTGGTTTCTTTACCATCGTCGGTAACTTCTACCTCTACTACATCTTCTTCAGGTGCAGATACTTTTTCTTCTGACATGGTATTACTCCTGCATCAAAGCGTCAGAACATCTGACGGTTCAATGATTGTTGCGATAACTTCGTCATCGTTGATAATACGCACTTCGCCGCCTTCTATGCGGAAACGTGCGCCTGCATAACGACCAATCATTACCCAATCACCCTTCTTGCACCACGGGCCATTAGGGAATTTTGCTTGGTCCTTATAGGCATCGGGGCCAACAGCAAGCACATACGCCACAACTGTAGCGAGTGATTGACGTTCAACATATTCTTCAGGAAGAAATACGTTACCCTTAGTTTTTGCTGATCCTTTGTAGGGCAGGATCAAAAGCCGCCAACCCGAAGGTTGTGGCATACGTTCAAGAACGCTTGCTTCAATTTTGCTAGGATCAAGAACTACTTTTTCAGGTGCGACATAGGCACTTTCTAGCGCCGACGTTTCTTCTTTTGGAGGAGCATTCAGTTTTTCTACAAGATGCTCAGGCAGGACGAGTTTACTCATCGTCTAGGGTTTCCATTCTTTTTAGCAGGGAGCGCAGTTCAGATTCCATTTCATTCCATACTTCGTATTTTCCACGAAGATGGCGGTAAGCGGCGAAGTCCTGAACTGAACTCCCTGTGATTGCTTCAACGACAACCTGCCGCCGCTCCCGAATCATTTTAAGCATGGCTTCCACCATGTACAAGCCGTCCATACTTACTCCAGTGGCTTTGAATTATAGAGCATCTTATCCCGTGCTGCATCGGTAGACGACGCGCCAAAGAAAAAAGCTATAATACTTGTCCATGCTGTTTGCAAAGCACCCAACATCAGTAACATTGCTTCATTACCTGTTGTGGGTAGCCCGAAAATAAGCATGTAGAATAAAATACCAAAGAACCCAAAAGTAACACCAACTGCTAAAGCACGGGGTATCCAATCTTTTGTTTCTTTTTGCATATCACGCGCAGAAGCACGGTCACCTGCCATAATACGTTCAAGATCGATATCTAATGCTTTCATTTGCACAGCAAAATCAGCATCGATCTTTTTCAACGCAGCAAGTTGCTCCCCTGTAGGGTTAGCAAGTGCCGTCATAATATCGTCTTGAGTAGCACCTTCATGCCCAAATAAAGCGCCAGAGATAGCTTTAACTGCCATTCCTGCAACAGGCCCACCTAACGCCGTAGCGATAGTAGGGGCAACAGACCCGATCAACGGGCCAAACGTTTTAAGAAGATCCATCAATGCGCTCCGCGAATCACTAACACTAGCCCAATAACACCAATAGCCAAAATAAGCCCACCAACAATGCTACCCACAAAGATTGCATCTTTTCTTGCTTCTTCTGCGGCTTCAGCTTCTAGTCTAGCTTGACGTGCCGCTTCTTTTTTCATTTCAGCTACCTGCTTTTGTATATAGTCCCAAGCACTTTTACCGTGTTGTGATATAAACAGGTTTTTAGCATCAAGCGCCAACTGGTTTGCTTTAGCCTTGGCACTAAAAAGTTTCATAGCCTCCGCTTCAAAGTCATGCGTAGACTGAAACAACTTCTTTTTTCGTGGCAGCGAAACAAGTTGTACAACCTTAGCAACCTCTGACATGAGGCTACTAACACGGCGAGCTGTATCTACAACGTCCTCACCTGCACTTACAGCAGATTTTAAGCCGTTATAGATAGCAGTGGCACCTGCCAAAATTGTAAACGGATCCACAAAACAGTTCTTTAGCGAACAAGAAAGCTCTGTGGGCGCATCATAGCACCAAAGCCGCGTGGCTTTTGTCTACCTTTAGGAGCAGGCGGAATGCTTGCCGACATTGGTTGTGCCAATGGAACACTGCCTTGGTTTACAATTTCCTGCTCTGTTGAAACGGCAGGCGTTTGTGTTTTAGTGCGCGGAATAGGATAACCCATCGTTTTTACTCCTGTTAAACGAGATACTTGCTATACGGCCCTGTATAACCTTCTGCATCAGTAGGCCATATTTCGTAAATTGATTTTTTCTTAGGGGGTATTTCTTCTTCGAAACCGCCGAACATAGTTTGCGCTACAGCCGTTTGATGATCACCAATACCGCCTGTTGGAATATAAGGCGTTACTTGTGTTGCATCCGCCGTACCTTTGCCGAACCCTAAAGCACTGCCGATTGCTTTAAACGGCCCTGTTACCATTTCAGCAAGGGCCTCATCTAGACCTTTAGTATACCAATCTACTTGAGGCACGCCGTTCATAGTGGTAATGCGAGCTTTTACCGTATCGGGGTCTACTTGCATTTCACTGGCCCATTCTTCTTTAGTTAGGCCACTTGTAGTATTGGCATATCCAGGATTGTACGTATTTTCCGTTTCCAAAACCTTTTGCACAGCTTCTGGATTGTTAAACAGCTTATCCCACCACCCTTGTTCTTGCGGTGCGGCAGGGGCAGTTTGTGTTGGCACAATGCTACCGGAAGCATCAGCAACTTGCATAGAAGCAGGCGTAGTTGCGCGTGTAGGTGGACCACCGGAGGTGTATTCAACATTGGCTAACGCATCATACGTGCCACGTGTAGTCGGGCCACTTGCAGGTGTATAGATGTCTGCCACTGCCGTAGAAGGTGTTGGTGTTATAGGACGGCTAGGTTGCATCGGCGGAACAACAGGTACTTGCGCAGGTTCCGCTACAGGAACGCCAAGACTTTGGTTGATCATATTGGAGGTTGTGGGCAGGGTGCCCCCTGCCATATTCACAACATTTGCAGCTAGATCATACGCTCCAAGAGGCGGTACGGCTGCTCCAAGAACCAACGACCCAAT